GGTTAAAAAAGAACCTGTTGAGCCTACTCCAAGCCTTGAAAGCAATCCTGTTGATGAACGATAAAGCAAGTCGCCTGTCGCATCTGAACCAATGTTAACACTTAGCCCTGCAAGCCTTGTATTTCCTGCGGCTGTATATAATGCCCAAGAGTTAGTTATAGTTGCGTTTGTGCTTGCCGCTGGTGCTGCTGCAATGTAAACAGTTGCAGCGTTAGTGTAAGTTACGCCTGTATTTGTAGCTGCAAAGCCTGCGCCATTAAAACTATTAGCAACCGCAAATGAAGCCGTTCCTGATGCTGCTGTTGTATTGTCTGTATATGTGTTGCTATAACTACTTAATTGAACGCCGTATGTTGTCGTGTTTGCGCCTGTAACTGCGCCATATATAATCACCTTACCATTTGAAACTCCCAAATCCTTAGAACCAAAATAAGCATTATTTGAAGTCAACAATGTAGGAAATCTACTCAAGCCGTTGGAAACATATAAAGCGTAGGGATTAGTTATTGTTGCGTTTGTGCCTGCTGTTGGTGCTGCTGCAATGTAAAGTGTTGCGGCTTGGTTATATGTTACACCAGTGTTTGTTGCGGCAAATATAGCCCCATGCATACTATTCGCCACAGCCCATGTTGCCGTTCCTGATGCCGCTGTTGAGTTATCCGTATATGTGTTACTATAACTAAATAAATGAACGCCGTTTATTGTTGTATTTGCTCCTGTAATTGCGCCGCTTATTTGAAGTTTTGCATTTGAACCACTAACAAAACTACTGCTTCCAAATACTGAATTGCCTCCGTAGCTTGCAAGTCCTGCGCTAAAATTCTGTTGTTTAGTAAATGTGTTTACTCTATTTAATATATTGCTGTTGCCAATGTACTTCCAATAATTTTGATTTCTAATAAACAAATAAATTTCTCCGCTATCTCCAGTCAAATTATATCCACCCATGTCCAAATTGTCTGCGCTTGAAGATGCTTTATTGACAAAAGTGGTAAGATTGTCGTTTGTTTGAACATAAAGCAACATCCCTGCTGCGCCTGTGCCAAATGAATTTATAGAAGTTGCAACAGTGTTTTGAGTTGCAAAAAAACTACTTGAATTTATAACTGGTGTTGATGAGTTTTGGTCTAAAGCAGGGATTGAACTGCTCGATGCACTGCTATCAGTTAATTGGATGGTTCGTGTAATTGCACTCGAATAAGGTAACCCACTGCTTTGTTTTTTCATTCGGAAAAACTGCTGAAATTTTGAATCTGCACTTATGCTTACCAATGCTCCATCGCCTGAATAACTTCTTAAACCAAAATCAGACAAACCAGCCGGCTGGTCTGATTCTGAAATACCAATATAAGGCAATGTGTTCACTACTTTTATTCCTTGTTCATTTGCAGGGGTTGGATAAGTCCATGAGTAACCTCCGCCAACTATAAATCTTGATTTTGCCCCTGCTACGCCAACCGTAACAATCGTATCTGTGCTATAATTTTGAATGCCTAAACTTGCTGCATTTACTCTCCAGTTTATACTGTCGCTTGTATTTTCAACATACACCATGTAAGGGTCTGGGTCTGCTGGGTCATTAGTGCTTGTAACCATTCTAACTAGGCAACCACTCCAACTTAATTTTGGATATTTGTTTCCTTTTATTTGTATTGCATTACCAACTTTTCTTGTATAACCATTTGACTTAGTTATCGTGCAAGCGTGTTCCATGCCGCTTATTATGATTGGCGTTTCATTGCAATTTTCAATTACAATTCCGATAGCTTCGGCTAAAGTGTCGGTCGTATATCGTTGATTTACGCCTTCTTCACTTTTTAGATTAATTATATTGAAAGCTTCGTATTGGCTAGTTCCTGACAAATGTATTGCCCCAAGACTGTTATTTGTAGTTGATATTTCGGTGAATGTTGTTAGCTGTGCGCTTCCTACACCGGGGTTGATAAAATCAATACCATATCCTCTATTATCTACTAAACGAACATTTGTTAATATTTTTGAAGATTCATTTGCATCTGCAAACTCTATACCTCCACTTGGGAATCCAGTGATACAAATATTTTCAAGGTAAAATGCATCCTGAGGACAAACCCTATTGTTTAAAGTATCTCTGAATGATATGCCAAAACCCGATGTGCTGTATCTCCAATCTCCCCATAGTGCTATATCTCTTATTCCACCTTCACAGTATTTTCTGCCTCCGTAACTATGATAGCCAAATACTATTAAATGCGTATTCAAATTTGCCTTTGCAATTAATGCGCTGTTTGTTGGATAACTCATTACCGAACCTGTTCCATATAATTTGACCGCATCAGGAATCATGATTTTTCCTGTCATATATGCTCCTGAAGGAACAAACACAGGCTTTCTTGAATTTAAAGTAGCTGCATAATTTAAAGCTGCTTGTATTGCTGTTGTGTTATCTGTTCCTGTTTTTGTAGAAAAATTATAATCAGGAATAGCACCCCACCAATCAATACTTAAATAATTATTTTGAGTTGTATTTCTGCGCCAATGGTAATTTGAGCCTACACCTGTTGCTGCAAAATAAATACCCCCATCATTATAAACAGTAGTATTGTACACAAGATTAAAATATCCACCTCTCAAAGTATCTGAAACAAATATATTTCTTGCAACGCCTGAATAAGATTGCAAAGATGTAATATTTGAAACAGTATCTACTTTATAAGTTGAATAGTTGGTTGCGATTCCTGACGAAGACGTATCGAATATTTGATCGTAAAAAGTCAAACCATTTTTATAAAAGCGATATCTGAAATTTGACACTTTACTAACGCTATCCAAATACCTGCTGTTTGAATAATTTTTTGTAATTATTAAATTATTGTAACTCCTTCTTTTGTAATACAAATTTGAATCTAAGCCAATATATATCAAACTTGTGTCGCCTACGTAATAGCTGCTATCTTTAACAGGCAAACCCAAACCAAGATTGAATCTTTGTTTGCCGTTTATCGGTGTCCAACTTTGCGCAAATGATATGTTTGCGATTAGAATAAGTGTTACGATTAATTTTATTTTCATTATGAGTTTAATATTTGTGTGTATAATAAGAATAATGTTTGCGCTGCGCCAAGGGTGATGCCGTTCTGTAAAGTAAGCGTTCCTGTTGCTTTATTCCAAACATAGTCGGTATTTAACAAAGGTCTTGTTTCATTCTCCACCTGTAAAATGTCATACCCTTGCAAAGCAATGATTGTAATGACGGATGTATTGTCGACTGTCGCAACGTAGTCGTATTTCTTTGTTATCTGGTACTTTATCAATGTTGCCGGGTTTGTTGGTGTAAAAATATTTGTCGGCGTTGGTAGTATTTGCCCTGTATCAACAACGCTGAAATAATTCGCGCCGTTTGCCATCGGAACGGTTGCCATGTTTATACCAAGTGCCTGAATTTGCTTTGAAATATTTTGATCTGTCGTTAGTGTTTCATCCCAAATAAAAGCCTGATTGCTTACAACTGGCGCGTTAATATTTGCCACGTTATTATCTGCAAGTAATTTGTATAAATAATCTAACGAACCGTATGTATTCAAACAAACATCAAATAAAGATTGACCGCTAACGGAATAATATGTTGTCATTGTATTGTTGCGTTAGGGTTAATTAATAGTTCGCCAGTGCTATTCAAATCAAATACTGCGCCGTCAACTTTATACCCATCACTTATTAATTGAACTTGAACGTTTCTGTTTAATTGCGAAAGCGAAGATGAAGCTTTTGAATAAAGTATTATTCCAACGCCATCAATCGGGTTTTCCTTCCACCATCCCGGCATCGCATTCATTGTATCAATGACGTGCTGTGTATCGCTTTCCGCGTAGGCAAAGTCGCCGTTGATTACCAACAGTTCATTGTTATTTAACGCTATGTCCACTCTAACTGCCATGGCTTACACTTTTGTTTTCGATGTCGGATCTTTGTGTCAAATTTAGTAAATTATTTTGCCATGTGGATAATAAAGTTTTTAAAGCTGCGCCGCCGTCGTTTGGTACTGGTGTCCACGAACTGAAGATGTTTTTTAAATCATTGATTCCTTTTTGAATTGTGTTTAATTGACTTACCAAATCAATTACTTTTACCAATCCACCCAACTCAGAACCTTTGAAAGAAATGCTGTCTAGATCGCTGCACATGATGACATAAGCATCTTCATAAGTGCCATAAATAACCGCAACCGTTGAATCAACCGAAGGAATAAGATAAAGCCCGTCGCCAACGGCTGCCATCAATTTACAGCTTACCTCAACATCATTATCAAGCAATACAACGCACTGGCGCGTAGTATTATCAACGCTAACAACATTGCCACTTGTAAGCGTCAACGATTGTTTGTTGAACGTCCCTGCCATTCTTTGTATTGCGTTCTTTAGACTTTTATCGTGTTCCCTATTCATTTTTAAGGTATCAAATAATCTAACATAATTGTTTGCCGCTGTCCGTTAACTCCGCCTGTATATTCAACGCCCTTCACTTTGTACTTGCCATTTCTTTCAGGTAAAATTTGATCTTCAATGATTACGTTATCGCCTTGTCTTACATAAGGGATGCCAAAGGTTGTAAACTTGCCTTTGAATCCTGTATAAAAATATTTCTGTAAACTTTCAATTCCTTTTTGAAACAATATATTTTCATCAGTAATATTGATGTAATTAAATGTCCTTCTTTCGCCTTCAACATTTGGCGGCAATTCTTGACCTCTTACTTTTTTAATATAATCCCATTGTCCTGTCGTCCCATCTGCGTTCTTTTTATTTTTATCCCAATAAACTAATATTTCGAGTTGTTGTTTTTTAGTTTTTGCGCTGCCATCCTTTGCCGCGCTGCCTGTAAAGTCTTCGTACTTACTGATAACTATCGCTGATAAAATATTGTCATCTTTTCTTTTATAATATAATTCGTCATTGATGATGTTTTCCTGAAAAACAAATTTTTTATAAATCGCTTTGCCTGTTGTATCTACATTGTCGCTTTCAAGATAAACCAATCCGCCAACCCTTAATTCATCGCCGCGAAAATATGCTTCAATATGCGCTTCCCTTCGCAGTCTTTCGAGTAATTGCGCCACGCTTTCGTTACCAATGATAAAACTTCCTATCGTTGTGGTTGTAGTTTGATTGACTGTGAACTGAGGATAGCCTGAAAGCAAGTTTGCAAATAAACTTTCTACACTTCCTTTCCAAACTTGTGGCTTTGCTGGTATTTGTTTAAGCAACCACATATTATCTTCACACTTCAATTCAAAGGGCTTCTTACTTAATATTTCTGTGATATATCCTTTAAAAATTGTTGACTTATTAATCGTTTCAACGCCGTCATCATTGTATCTATAACCCATTACAATTTCAACCTTATCACCTTTTAAAAATAAAGGTTTTATACTATCAAATCCTCCGATGTTTACATTTGTTCCATCGAGTGGAAACTTCTTGCCGTTCTGATTTATTGCGTTTAATTTCTTTGGTAATCTTATGGCTGCTTGGTTCGTCAAGTCCACCCATGTATCGGTCGCGTTAAATTCATTAACAAAATCAAAAAAAAGGGTAAGGCTTCGCCCTGCACCTTGCTGCGTTATTGTTATTTCCGATATTGGTCTTAAACTTGTCATTTAATAATCAAATTAACTTCAATATCAGATATGCAATTCATCGTGAACTGCTGATATGAATAGCCTCCTGAAACTTGCGGAATGCTGATATCTTCGCACACTATATTTGTAATGCCTAAATTTTGCGCAAAAGGGCAAACAATTGTTTTCGTAACGGGGGCTTCCCACCATTGAACCAAGGCATTAACAGCCGTTGCTGGGTAAACACCATTATCGCCAGTAATTACTCCCTGAATTGTAATCTTTGCATCATCTTTGCCTATATATTCCTTTACCGTTCCATCCCTTCCCTGTATTTCTGTCTTTACTATTCTTGCCGATTTTTCAATCGTCATTATCACCGCTTCAAAAGTTATGGTAGGGTAACTGATGCCTTTTTTTGTATTGGTGTCATATGTTCCGCCCTGCAAAACTAAATCAACAAAAGTAGGTATGCCGTTCATCCCTGCCATCTTCGATGGACGCGTCAAATCAGGTGTTGATTTCAAAGATAATTGAGGATAGCGGCTCGTTCTTGAATCGGGAACGTGAACGTTTTGAAGGTTGAACACCCTCACTAATTTAGTAATCAACCCCAATCCTTGCCCTATTTGAATCTCGTTCATTTTAGATATTTGATTTTAAAATACTAAAATTGTTCGGATCTAATTTAAAAAAATTCTTTACTGCTTTAATTATTTTTTTCATATACTTTTTTTTAAACGCCAGCGATTACTTCGCTATCATTGACAGCACTCAACAAACTTTGTGCCACCAATTCACGAACCTTTGATGCGCCTTCTGAAATGTTGGTTGTGCTTATCGTGAATTTATCAATTAAATTACCTATGCTTACATTGATGGTTGTAATCTTTTGTCCTGTTGCGCCCTTCGGTGAAATGTCTTTTGTTGCTTGCTCTTTTTCTTGAGGTACTGCGCCAATTTTTTTTGTATTTGCTGTTTTACCCGATTCGCCTGCTTTTGCTTTTGCATCTTCTGCCATTACTCCTTCATAACCTTGCTTATAAGCGGTAGCCATTCTTTTACCGGCATCGTGCATTGCCCCTGCGGCTTGTGTATATCCTTCGGTTATAACTTTTGGATTGATTGTTAATACTCCTAATATTACTTTGCTTACTCCAGTAAAAACATCAACCACAATACTTCCAAATTCTTTTAATACACCCCACAAGCCCATAACAACAGCCCTAAAACCTACAAATGTTTTCCAAGCCCAAATAACTGCACCAACCAATGCGCCAACGGCAAAAACCACAATTCCTATTGGGTTGGCTCCAACCGCTGCGTTCCAGAGCCATTGCAAAGCTGTTAAAGTTGTAATTTCACCCTCTAACACTCCGTTTATTAGCATTAATGCCACCCCTCTTGCTGCTGCTGTTTCCGTCCAAAATGCAACACCCATCATTACGGCTTTGTAACCCAAGAATGCTGCTGTTCCTCCAATTATTGTATGTGTAAGTAACGAGATAATATTTTCATGTTCCTTAAACCAATGAACAACATCTTTTATAAATGTTGCTAAAGTCTTGACTGTATTTGCAACAATTATTAATCCGGGCTGTAAAGTTTCTAATATTGCCATCCCTGCTTCGCCAACAGCCATTTGCAAACTTTTCATCTTTTTATTATACACCGACAAGGGATTTGTATCAAATGCAACTTTAGCGCTATTGGCAACTTTATCTTCAACTAATGAAAGTAATTGCATCCTCGCTTCGGCTTCATGTCCGCTTTTTGCAAATTTTTGCAAATTTACAATCGTTTCGTACGGAATCATCAACTGTTTACTTAATCGCATTGCCATTTCTGGTGATGCAAAGGCTTTGGCTATTGCCATGCCTGATTCTTCTAAGGATTGACCTGATATTGTTGCATAATCAGCAGCCGCAATTGTTAACCTTTTCATTTCGGATTCACCTATCCCGCCAATCATTTGAAGTCTTGCTTCGAGTCCTAAAACTTCCGTTCTTGAAAAATTTACATGATCTGCAAATTCTCCAGCACTAGCAATCATTTTTTCAAATGCTTCTTTTGTATAGGTACCAGTGTTTATCATTTGGTTTTTTAGCTGCGCTTCGGCTTGATGCAATTGTTCTACTTTTTCAATTCCTTCTTTCATCATTTCAAACCCTTGAAAAGCAGCAAATCCAACGCCAAGCATTCCAAGTGTTTCTTTTAATTTTCCGCCAACACCTTCGGCTGCCGCTGATGTTTCATGCAACTTTTTTTCTAAATGTGTTGCATTTTCTTCCGCTAATTTTAATTTGCCCGAAAGCAAATCTTTTAAACTTAGTTCATATTCAACTTTCTCTGCCATCATTCAGACCATTTACCTGTTTTCTTTAAAGCAAATTGCAACCTTCCAATATACAACGCTAACTTATCATCCTCTAAAGTGTCGGGATCAACTTTAAAATAAAATTGAATTAAACACTCCCACTTCGTTATATCTTCGCAATGATCCTCTATCCAACAATCACTTATTTTTTTTTAAACTGATTAATCGCCATACTGATAAGATTATAGGCTTCCATTGTCGCGCCTAAATAATACTTATCATTTGTCGGGTTCTCATCATATAGCCTACTGTCGCTTTCTTCCCTAATTAGAAAAGCATCAACAACCTCTGCCGCCGCTGTTGCCGGTGCTGTCAATCCCTTATCCATCACTCTTAACTTAACATGTCTTGGCGGCTCTTTCAAATATCCAATCACTTCTTCATTACTTTCTGCATCCTTAAAAATTAAAGGGTGAACTCTGCATGAATGTTTAACGCTTAGTTCATCCGCTTTCTGTTGAATTTCTTCTGTGGTCATGTGTATATGTTTTTACCAAAATTACTAAAAAAACAATTCATGTAAAATAATACTCTTAAACATCATTCGAATCGATTTTACCCCTTTCTATACTTTTTACCCCTATATATATTTATATATAAATATATATACCCCTAAAAAAAATTAATAAAAATTGATTCTATCGATTCATATATAATACCCTATTGACTTTCATCGATTCGAAAATCTTGGAAAATGCAAAATAATCGAGGAATATAAAATAAAAAAAAGGGGAAGTTACTCCCCTTTCTCATTTACTCACCAATATACACATGAACACTACCTGTCAATCGAACCGATTACCAAAGGCAACTCAACTAAAAGTTTCGTGTCGCCTTGATTTGCGCTAAGTCCTTCTTCTGTAAATTCACAAGCACGAAGAACGTCTTTTGTAACAAGAACGCCAGTGCCTCCAAATACTACTTGAATATCGAAAGGCGGTATTGATAAAATATCTCTGTTCGGTGCTGCTGCAATTATTGATTTCAGTTCGTCCGTATAGATTTCAATACTTCCTTCATATTCATAGTTACCATAACCACGGCTTACAGGCTGTGCGCCTGCACCATAGTTATTTTCTTTTTTCTGCTTTCTTTTGTAAGAAATTTTTGTAATACCAACGATAGGCGTTCCGAACAAATTAACCGTAATGTTCGCATAGCTATAATTGATACCGTTTATTAATGGTGTTGGCATAATATTTATAATTTAGTTGTGAAGCCAATGTTTACTGTGATTTGCCTTGCAACGCCCACAGGAAGCAATTTAACCGCAACCGTGATATTGTTTGTCGACAATACATTCTGCGTTGGATCAATTGTTACGCTGTAAGAACTCAAGTCACCATCCCTTACTATCTGATCAAGATTAACGCCTGCTTGACTTTCAAAGAAAGCAACGGTGTTGTCTTTTAAAGTGCCATTTGTATTAAGCATCAAAGGCGAATTGATATAAGGAATTAATGAAGCATAAACACCTCTGATTGACTTATCAATTACCCTGTTATTCTCAATATAAGCGTAGTCAGAAGTAACGGCTATTGAAGTATGCGAATCGTTAAAGAAACTACCTGATAAGCCTACATATTTGATTAGGAATATGTATCTGCGATTATCTAAGGTGTTTAAATTTGATTGCGAAATAGCTGATAACAATTGACCATTTGCGAAGGCTGGTGTGTCGCATTCAGTACCGTTGCTGATGTTGAATTTGTTTGGCCAACCAATGTCTTCACTTACTTGCGCAAAAGATACCGCACCTAAAGCCGCGCCCAAAGTGGTGATTGACTTCTTATATGTTACATATAAGAAAGCCCCTTGCCCTGCGCCGTCTTGGCTTATGATTGCACTTACTTTATTTGCTGTAAAAGTGCTTAAATCTGTCAATGTAGTAATGTCAGCCGTTGCACTTAAATCCGCGCCGTAAAGAACGCTTAATGGCATGTGTACACCGTCTAATGTTGCGCATACTGCCTGAATAGCTGTAAGGTCTGCGGTTGCAAATGCTGCGCCATCTTTATACACTCCCAATTGACGAACCTTTCCATTTGCAAAGGTTTGAATTGTTTGTATTTCTGTAAAAGTGTAAGTGCTTGGCACTGCATAGAACCCAACATAAAGGCTTCCTTTAGGCTGAATACGGAAGTATTCGCTGATATGGTAGTACCATATAGCTTGAAGCGATTGAGTTCCTCCTGAGGGCTGCGTTAGCGTTCCTGCAAATGCGCCAGTCAAAGTAACCGTAGTTGTTGTTCCAGAGTTCGGATAAATGCCTTGTGACTTTGGAAGCGTTACGGTTAAAGTTGCTGTTGCAAAAGAAGCGGTGCAACCATGTGTTTGCGTG